GGACTAGAAAAGCTGGACGAAAAGATGCTACTAGAATTATGAGAAAATCTAGAAGAGCATTAGTTAATTATATTAAAAATCAAAAAGATAAAGCCACAGCAATGTTTGATAAGAAATTTGGTAAGGGAAAACAAAGAGTAAAATTAAACTCTAAAGGTGGTATTCAAAAAGTTGCTAACAAATTAAAAAAAGCATCTAAAGCACATGCAGCACAAGCAGTTACATTAGAGAAAATTGCTAAAAAAAGTAAAGGTGGCATGGCAGATTACTATAAGGATATTTTATAATGGGAACTTCAGGAACAACAGCATTTAATTTAAATATTGATGATATTATTCAAGAAGGGTATCAAAGATGTAACATAAGAACAAACTCAGGTTATGATTTAAAATCTGCAAGAACTTCTTTAAATCTATTGTTTGCTGAGTGGGGTAATAGAGGCATTCATTTATGGAAAGTAGAATTAGATGAAAATGCTTTAGTTTCTGGTCAAGCAGAATACTCAGTTTCTTCAGACGTTAATGATGTTTTAGAAGCTTACATATCGTCATCTTCTATTTCAGCAGAGAGTTCATCTACACAAGACGTTTCATTAACTAAAATAGATAGATCAGCTTATGCTGCATTACCAAATAAACTTACTACAGGTACACCATCTCAATATTATGTGGAGAGGTTAACAACACCTAAGATATATTTATATCAAGCTCCAGATCTTAATACATATACTCACCTAAAGTATTATGTTATTAAAAGAATTGAGGATGCGGGTATATACACAAATCAAGCAGACGTAGCTTACAGATTTTTACCTTGTATGTGTGCTGGACTGGCCTATTACTTAGCGATGAAAGTAGCACCACAATTAGTGCAACAAAATAAATTAATATACGAAGATGAATTAAAAAGAGCGTTAGATGAAGATGGCCAAAGAACATCTACATTTATAACGCCACAATCATTTTACCCAACGAGTGTTTAATTATGGCTAAATTTGCAACAGGAAAAAATTCAAAAGCCATATCAGATAGATCTGGAATGGAATTTCCATATAGAGAGATGGTAAAAGAATGGAATGGTTCATTAGTGCATATATCTGAGTTCGAACCAAAACATCCACAGATTAGACGTAGAAGAACTGTTGCAGATGCTATCGCTTTACAAAACTCAAGAGTAATGAAGTTTCAACAACCAACTCAAGAATTTATAAATAATTCACCTCCTGATCAAACTATTTCAGACTCAGGTGGTACAGTTGTTGGAGTTGCTAATTTATCTTTACCTGGTCAATTTGCTTTTAGAACTGAGTCTTTTGTAGCCACTCATAGTGATCCATCATTATCTACAAATATAAATTCAATGGAGCCAGAAGATCCGTCTTTACAAAATAGAAGAAGACAATTAGATGCTTTATTAGGTTCAATAACAGTGAGTATTACATAATGGCTATAACACACGCAAATTTTCTAACTCAAGTAAGAAACTACACTGAAGTAGATAGTAATGTATTAACAGATGCTATAATTCAGGATTTTATAAGATCTGTAGAATTAGATGTAGCGGGAAAAGTTGATTACGATGATTTGAGAAAGTATGCAACATCAACTTTTACAGCTGGTAACAGAGCTGTATCGATGCCTTCAGACACATTAATATTAAGATCAGTTGAACATGTAGCCTCTGGCGTAAGAACATTTTTAGAAAAAAGAGATATAAGTTTTATAACTGAGTTTAATGGATCTGGCACTCAAGGCACACCTAAATATTATGCTAATTATGATGATTTTAATATATTAGTAGCTCCAACACCTGCTGCTGCAGATACAGTTCAAATAAATTACATAAAAGATCCACCAAATTTTACATCTTCTAACAATACCTTTTTATCTACATATCAAGAGTCCATGCTTTTACATGGAGTCTTATCTGAAGCTTTTAGGTTTTTAAAAGGTCCCATGGATCTATACAACCTCTACAAAAGCAAGTATGATGAAGAAATACAGAATTTTGCTCTACAACAAATGGGCAGAAGAAGACGTGCGGAGTATGATGATGGAGTACCAAGAGTAAAAGTACCATCACCATCTCCAAACACAACAAGTTAAGGAGAACAATTATGGCAATAACAACTAATGCAATTTGTGATAGTTTTAAAAAACAATTATTACAAGCTAAACATGACTTTGATACATCGTCTGATACATACAAATTAGCGATGTTTACAAGTTCAGCAACTTTAGGTAAGTCAACAACAAATTATGCAACTACAAACGAAGTTTCATCACCATCAGGATACACTGCTGGCGGAAAAGCTTTAGTTAACCAAGGAGTTAAAGTTTCATCTTCAGTTGCGATTACTGATTTTGCTGATCTATCTTTTGTAGGTGTAACTCTTACGGCGAGAGGTGCATTAATCTACAATACAACTACAGACGGTGGTTCAGGAACTACTGATGCAGTAGCTGTATTAGATTTTGGCGGTGATAAAACTGCAACGTCTGGAACTTTTACAATTCAGTTCCCTGCGTTCACAACATCTGCAGCTATTTTAAGATTAGCATAAGGATTATAATGAATGTCAAATACATGGGGTGCACTTGAATGGGGAGCTGGTAGTTGGGCAGCACAAGGTGATGTCGGACTTACCGCAACAGGAATAAGTGCATCCTATAGTATTGGCAGTGTAACAGTAGACAACGAAATTCAAATAGGTTGGGGTGGAGACACTTGGGGCGAAAATGAATGGGGTGATCTATCTGGTTCTCAACCAACAATAACAGGAATAAGCGCATCATTTAGTATTGCATCCGTTACTCAAACTGGAGATGCAAACGTACAAGTTTCTGGAATATCTTTATCATCATCATTAGGTGCTGAAACAGCAGGAATATCTTTCCTATTTGAGGCAACTGGTTTATCATCCTCAATATCAGCCGGTAGTGCGGTTATAGGAATTGGAGTTCCTGTTACTGGCTTATCTGCTACCTCAAGCATTGGAGCTGCTACAGTTGACGAATCAGAACTAACGGGTATTGGTTGGGGTAGAAGAACCTGGGGTAACTTATCTTGGGGTGAAGCTTTTTCTGTTGCACCAACTGGACAACAATTAACTTCAACAATTAATTTCCCTGCTGCTAATGCCTTCACAGATGTAACAGTTTCAGTTACAAGTGCAGGTCAATTAAGCTCTACTTTTGGAACTTTTTCAATTCAAATAGATCAAGACATAACAGTTTTTGCTTCAGAGGATCAACTAGATTTTACTATAGGAAGTTTGAGTTTTGTAGGAGATGCTAATGTAACAGTCACAAGTGCTGGATCATTGACAGGCTCAGTGGGTAACACCGTAGCTGGATTAAAAACACCAGTTGATGTAACTGGTATTTCAGCTTCATTTTCATTGGGATCTATCAACTTAGTTCAGACTACGACTGAATCTCCAACTGGGGTTCAAGCAACATTATCCCTAGGACAACATTCTGAGATTCCTGGCCAAATAATTGGTGTTTCAGGACAGCAATTATCAGGCTCTATAGGGTCAGTTACAGTTACTGGTACTGCAGGCATTGATGTAACGGGCATACAAATGTCAGCATCTGTGGGAGTAGTAAATCTAACCCCTTGGCAAGAGGTTGATCTTGGAGTAAATAATACTTGGACTACAGTTGATTTGGCGGCTTAATTACGATAATATACAAACATATTAAGGAGAAATATTTATGGCAAGTTCATATTCTACAGACTTAAAATTAGAACTTATGGTCACTGGTGAGAATGCCGGTACATGGGGTGATAAAACAAATACAAATTTAAATTTAGTACAACAAGCGATAGCAGGTTTTGAGCAAGTAACATTATCTGCAGGAGGTACGACTGCTTTAGTGATGTCAGATGGTGCTTTATCAAATGCAAGAAATCTTGTAATAAAATTTGCAACCATCACAGCAACGTCAGGTACTATTTGCACAATACCAGATTCAATTGAAAAATTTTATATTTTTGATGTAACAGGTGTTACGAATCCAACGAACCTTACAATCAAAACTGCTTCAGGAACAGGCTTTACTCCTGATGCACAAAAAATTTATGCAGCTTACGCAGATGGGACAAATTTAAATGAAGTCTCATTAGACACTTTGGGTGGTTCAATAGGAACCGCGCAAGTTGCAGACTCAGCAGTAACCACTGCTAAGATTGCTGATGATGCTGTAACTTCTGCAAAAATTGCTGATGATGCTGTTGTAGCGGCAGCTATCGCTGATGATGCTGTTGTAACCGCTGCGATTGCAGACAATGCAGTCGCGACTGCCAACATAGCTGACGATGCTGTAACTGCAGACAAACTTGCTAATACTTCTGTAACAGCTGGAAGTTATACTTTGGCATCAATTACTGTAGATGCTCAGGGAAGACTTACTGCGGCATCCTCAGGAACAGCTGGAGGGGCCGGGTTCTTATTAGTTAATTCTAGATCAAGTGGGCAAAGTGGTACTCACACAAGTCCTGGAAACACTTCAACGGTAATGGCCTTCATGTGCGCTGGAAGCGGTGGCGGCGGTAGTAACTCAAACTGTACGGGAAGTCCTCGAGCTGGAGGCGGAGGTCCTGGTGGAATGGGATGTTTTACTGCACCAATATCTCAACCATTTTCTGCATCATTTTCTGTAGGCACATCTGGAAACGCAGGGGGCGGAAGAGGAGCTGGTAATGCAGGAACTGCCACAACCTTTCACAATTTTACAGTTAATGGTGGTGGCGGAGGAAGTGCTGGGGAAAACCCTTCTCAATCATCACAACAGGGTGCAACGGGAACTGCAACAGCTAGTTCAGGAACTGTTGTTTCAGACATTGTTGCACAATACGGAGGGTCTAAAACCAATCTTGAAAAACATTTCG